CCGCATGAGGACGGTTGATTTAAGGCCGGACGAATGGCGGGAAATCATGGAACAAACCCTATGCCATAAGCAGGGGCGGGGTGCTGCCGAAACTACCGACAAAGCGGCGAAGGTTAACGTCGCATTGCTGGGTCAGATGATGACCCGCTACGACCAAGAAAGCGCGGACTTAGGGTCTAACATGTGGGCGGGGTACAATGCCCTCACCGCATGGTCTACACATGTGGACAAGGACGCAAACTGGCTGGATGAAGACGGGAACGAGAAAAGCCGCAAAGCCCGAACCACTGACCCCAACAGGGTGCCGCATGTTCAGATGCAACGCCAGAACCGTGTTCGTGACGTGCTTAACAGCACGGCATGGGCGCAGAAATTGGCGGCATAATCGTGGGGGATTTGCTTGCGATTATTTACCGAATATTGCTATGTTTCATTGCCCTTGTTATTCTGGGCGCGTTAATCAACTAGAAAGGAACTAACGCCATGACACAATTCAAACTTAACCAACCAGCACCGGAACGCTTCGCGTCGGACGTGCTGGACAACCGCGACGAAGTAATCGAAACCCGCAAGGCGGTAATCCGTACGCTGGGCTATACTCAGGTACAGCTTGCCGACGCAACGGGGTGCGGTGCGGTAACAATCAATAGCTGGCTGAACAACAGCAAGAGCACACGCAACGGGGTGCGGGTACGTATCGCCAATGCTCTGTTACTCCGGTATATCGAGAAGTACCAACCAACGGCATTGGACACTTTGCCGCCATTTCGCAACTTGTAAGGGGGGGCACGTTATGACTGTTAACAAGATGGACAGCGTAGGTAATGTTCAACCTATCGAGACGCGCAACGCTTGGGGCTATCCCGACAAGGACACGCTCCGGCTTAACGCCAATCAGACCCAATCGCTCCGGCGGGTCATTGCCCACTATATGCCAAGCGAAACTATACACTGGGAAGAAAACGGCGAACCAGCCGACCACGTTTATTCTGACTTGGTGGTGTTGCGCTGGGCAATTCGTGAGCATGATAACGTGGGCACAATGGGGGCAGACAATGAGTGATATCTATCTAAACGCTAAAGCGGCGGGGGTACTGGTCGAGGTTCTGGAATTCATCATCGATGACACTTACCAGACGCCGAAACTCACCCCAACAGCCGCCAGACTATCCGCACAGTACTTGCGCGGCGAACTGGACGAAACCAAGCAGGACGAGTACCGCATAAAACTTGCGGGTGCTCACTCCCTGCTGGAAGCATTGCGAGCGGTGCCTGTTGGTCACGACGCGCTTGCGCCTGTGTCAAATCTTGACGACTACAGGGGGGCTGACCATGATTAGCATCGCCGGACTGCTTCTAGTCGTTTCTATTGCGTTTCTTGTCTGGCTGATTATTGAGGAGTACCGATAGCCAGCAACACTTCGGGAACCTCCCGCCGAGAAGCCCTCCAGCTTAACCGCTGGGGGGTTTTTTCGTGGGCACGGGGGAATAATACCTAGCGGGCTGATATCGCTCTGTTATCACGTTGTGTGGCTTGTCGGGGATAATGCGCCGATGTGCGCCCGACGGTGCACTTTTTGGGGGACAGGGGGGGGTGCAAAATGAATTCCCCTACTTGTCGCGCGGGCACACGCGCATTATGACCCGTCGGGACAACCCGTCGGGGCTAGTAGGGCGTTATGGCGGGGAAACTGCGATGCCACGGCATCACCGATGGGGAAATATATTTACGACCGACTAGGGCGGGCAAGGGACACCCCACCCCCCAGTACATGTGCATGCAATCCAGCGATATTTTTTGTAGTTTTAGGGGTGTGACATTTGTGCAACCGTCGCAACATATAGGGAGACCCCCCAGTTTCCCAATAAAAAACCCCCACTGGGATCAGTGAGGGGTCCAATCTGCAACATTTAGGGTACCCTATAGGGGTCTGGGAGGATATGGTGTATCTCCCGGCGGGTTACTCCCTGAGTATACATGTGGATTTCGCGTTTGTCAACCCCAAAAACACCCCCCGGTGCATTTTTCTAGGAAAATACCCGTAAATGCCCCCTCTAATTTTATTTTTTGGTAAAAAAGGGTTGACATATTGGTTTTAACCACTAGAATATGTAGTAGGGCCACTGTGTAACGGCAAAAGAGAAACAATTATAGACAATATAGTCTTTTACTGCCTCACATGTCCCACTTCATATCAAAAGAGTCCCATGAATCTGTTACCCCAACAGCGTAAGAAGGTGCCACTCAGCGAGAAACAGGAAAAGTTCCTCGACGAGTTGTTCGACAACGGCGGCAATACGAAGGCTGCAGCCATAGCTGCGGGCTATGCAGAGGGTTCTGCCAAATGGTTGCGCGATAGGTTGTCCGACGAGATCATCGAACGCAGCAAACACGTCATGGCAGCACACGCAGTAAAGGCCGTTAACCGGATAGTTGCAACAATAGACGATGATGGCAGCGAACCACGCGCCGAAGTGCGTCTACGGGCTGCTGAAGCCCTCCTGAACCGTGTTGGACTCGGAAAACAAGAAACAGTTAACCACAACGTACAGGCAGTACACGGCGTAGTTCTGTTGCCGCCTAAAAAGGAGATACAGATCGATGGATGACACAAAAGTATACGCTGCCAATAGCACTTCACGTTCTGCAGACGGTTCAGGTTCAGAAATAAGTGCTGAAGCTGCTACACGAGGCACTCCCGAACAAGCAGCCGATATGTACAAACGTCAACAAGAGCAGCTTGAGGAACAGAAGAAAACAATCCGTAAACGTGCCCTTAAAATAGATCCAGATAACTACACCCCCAGCCGTGACTGATGATGAGAATCCCACTCCGCCCAAACGTCCACGTGGGCGACCTAAGAAGGATCCCGATGCCCCGAAAGCATCGTACCATCTTTCCCGTGCAGAAACAGCCCGCCGTGAAACTCAAAAGAGAATACGCCGTAATAAGAAAAAAGCGGACAAACTAGAAGGCCAAGCCAAACGCTACCGTCAAGTTGTTCGTGAACAGAAGAAAGCCGCACAGAATGTCGAAAATGCTCTCAACGGTGAAAAGTCACGTGTTATCGATCAGGGTGAGATTAACAGCCTCCCTAAATCAGTTCGAGATCTCGTTGAAGATTCTGAGGTGGTATTTAAGCCTAACGATGGCCCTCAGTTTGATTTCCTCTCGGCTCCAGAGCAAGATGTCCTGTATGGCGGAGCGGCTGGCGGGGGTAAATCTTTCGCTCTCCTTGCGGACCCTCTTCGTTATTGTCATAATGCTAATTTTCGTGGCCTTCTGCTCCGCCGCACTCTAGACGAGCTAACAGAGCTTATCGACAAATCAAAACAACTGTACCCCAAAGCGTTCCCCGGTGCAGTGTTCCGTGAATCCAAATCAACGTGGAACTTCCCCTCTGGGGCAACTCTCTGGTTCACCTATCTAGAAAAAGACCGTGACGTTACCCGCTTTCAGGGTCAAGCGTTTGCGTGGATAGGCATCGACGAGATAACACAGTATCCGTCCTCTTACGTGTGGGACTACCTACGCTCTCGTCTGCGTACGACTGATCCGGAACTCATGGGGCAACTCTCCATGCGTTGCACAGCCAACCCCGGTGGGGTAGGAGGCTGGTGGGTCAAGAAGATGTACATCGACGCAGCACCGCACAATACGACATATCCGGCAATAGATATCGAAACAGGCAAACCGTTCGTGTGGCCTGTCGGTCACGAGAAAGAGGGAGAGCCTCTGTTCTATCGCCGCTTTATCCCCGCACGTCTTACCGACAACCCATACCTCATGGCGGACGGACAGTACGAGGCGATGCTACGCTCCCTCCCAGAGGTAGAGCGCAAGCGTCTTCTTGATGGGGACTGGGACGTTGCCGAAGGTGCAGCGTTCCCAGAGTTTAGCAGGGTTCGCCACGTGGTTGATCCCGTAGAGTTGCCAACCAACTGGCCTCGCATCAGAGCCGCTGACTACGGCTACAGTTCTCCGTCATGTGTCCTGTGGGGCGCAATCGACTGGGACAACAACATCTGGGTCTACCGTGAACTCTACGGCAAGGGTATGACAGGCGAACAGCTTGCCAGCCGTATCATGGAGATGGAGGCAGACGATCAGCCACCACACTACACGGTGCTTGACTCCTCCTGTTGGAACAAGACTGGGCTAGGCCCGTCTATTGCAGAAACAATGATACGGTGCGGCGTGAGGTGGACACCCTCTGACCGGAACCGTTTAGCGGGTAAGATGGAGATCCACCGTCGTCTGTCGGATGATCCGTACACCAACGAACCCCGTATGAAGATATTCAACACCTGTCAGAACACAATCAAACAACTGTCAGGTATTCCGCTGTCTAAGAACAACAGCGAAGACGTAGACACAAAGGCTGAAGACCACGCCTACGACGCACTGAGATATATGCTAATGACAAGAACATCAGGATACGCAACGATCAACAATCAGCTTCGCGGCATCAAAGACCGTGTGTATCAGCCGATGGATTCGACGTTCGGGTACTAAGGTATGGCAGAACTAGCAGACAAACTACGCAACAAGACTTTAACGGTAGGAGAGGCATTAGATCTTGCTGTTAAAGATGCTCCTGAATCGCGTATCAAGAATATCAAATCCTTCGGAAACAAACTGAAGAAGTTAGGCATCGAAGATGCTTCTCCGTTTACGTCTATCGGTGAAGCTGCTAACTTAGAACTTTTAGCCAAAGAAAAAGGTCAGCCTTTTGCTGCATTGACCACTGTTCAAAACGCAATTAACGGTGCTGCTGCTGCTCAAGATATAGAAAATCCATTCCCAGACTATTCCGCTAAAGCACAGTCAGCGGGATTAATTGCAGGTAAACAACTGCGTGGCACCAAAAAGTTTGAGGCTGTTCCTGAAGCTAAAATTACTTTACCAGCCATCGTTGAAACTATCAGCAAAGTTGAAGATCCTCAAACTCGTGCTGCACTATCTCTTAATTCCCTTGTGCCTCTTCGTCCCGGCGAAATTGCAAATATGACTTTAGACGATATTAACCTTGAAACGGGAATGTTGAAGGAAAAAGTTCGAGGTCAAAAAACACAAGCCAAAATAAAGATTCCGGGTGTTGCACTTGAAATCATTAGAGACGCTGCAGAATTAGCAGAACAAGAAGGTAGAACGAATATCTTCGATACAACTGTTAGTAAGATGACAACCGCAATCAACGCTCCGGGCGGTTTGCGGGACCAGCTAAAACCATACGCTTCTGAGATGGGGCGTGAAATTCAAGGTGCGGCAGATTTCCGTAAACTTATTCCATCAATTATTGCTATGGAATTAGGGTACGCGCAAGAAGCAAGTGAGATTATGGGTCACACCTCTGCTAGTCAGACACTAGATTCTGTAG